ATACCGTATGGTTAATGCGGTTTGGCGATAAAAACTGGCGTGATCATCTGCGTAAGGCAACGCAAGATCATAAATTTCACGCCACACTGAAGCCGCGTTTAGATCGCGCCGAAGCCGACTGGCATGCGACGCAGCCCCCTGCAGTCGCGCCACCGACGATCGTTGAGCATCCGGTTGACCCTGAGCTGCAGACCGGTGACAGCCGCCTCCTGGGTGGCGCTATGAGTATCCACGCACCTTGGAGCAATGACTCAGAACAAGATCCGCCTGCCTGATCTTTTTAAGTACTATCGGCAGCTTCCGCATCAATCTGCGGCTTTGTCTGAGCTTGAGGAGGCAATCAATAAAGCCAATCCTCATCTCCTTGGTCGCGATCAAGGCTGGTTCAAGACTTGGAGCCAAGGCGGCAAGCAAGGAGATTATGCGGCCGCCATAAGACTTATTAAGGAGTTCGAGGGATGCCACTTGACCTCTTATCCAGATCCATTGAGCGGCGGCGAGCCGTACACAATTGGTTATGGCACTACCCGCTATCCCGGTGATCGCAAGGTCAGTCGTGGCGACAAAATTACCGTTATCGAAGCCGATATGTTCTTGCGAACTGAAATCGATAAAATTGCCAAGAAACTTAGCGAAACGGTGCCGCATTGGTCCGCGATGACGGACGGGCAGCAATCTGCTTTGATTTCGTTTTCCTACAACCTTGGCAGCGGCTTTTACGGCTCCAGCGGTTTTGAAACCATTAGCAAGCGCCTGCGCGAACGCGACTGGGATGCGATTCCTGATGCTTTACTGCTCTACCGCAATCCAGGCACCAACGTTGAAGCCGGTCTAAAACGTCGTCGGATTGCGGAAGGTGCATTATGGCGCGAAAGCATGCCGCGTTCCGCTGAGGTGCAGCAGCAACCAGCCAAGCTGACACCAGCGAGTCCATTCAGCTCTCGATTGACGCCACATATCACGCTGGGTGAATTTGCACTCGGACAAGAGGCGCGCAGGTTTGACCATCAGTATCAGGTCGATACTGCGGCTGAACTGGCGGCATTTCTGGAGCGGGCGCGGACGGCCTTTGGTAACAAGCCGGTGATTGTTACGAGTGGCTACAGACCGCCATCGATTAATAAATCCGTTGGTGGCGCTTCGGGGTCAGAACACTTGTTTAATGGGCCAGGAATCGGCGCTGTCGACTGGTATCTCGATGGCGTCGATATTTACAAGCTTCAGGACTGGTGCGACAAGAACTGGCCATTCAGTTTGGGCTATGGCGCGTCAAAAGGATTCGTGCATGTTGGAATTCGCGCAGGGCGTCCTAGGGCTAGGTGGCCGTACTAAAGCCACTCCCAGCTTTTCTTCGATTTGATCACGGATACAGTCGTTCGACTTATCCCATAGTCTTCTGCTATTTGAGCTTGAAGTCGATTGTCTTGACGTATAAGCAAAATTTGATCTTCGCTTAATTTTGATCCACCGTGCCTTGAGCCTTTTGAATTGGTTCCATGGAGGCGCGCATCCTGGTAGTTGCTAGCGCGAGTGTCCCACCTCAAATTGCTAAGCCTATTGTCACTTTTCGTCCCGTTTATGTGACATGCTTGATAGTCGCCTTCTGGCCTTGGCCCTACAAATGCTTCTAGGACCAATACGTGGCCATAGGTCATTTTTCTTCGTTTGTATGCATTAAGTGCATACAACACATAACCAAGTTTTTTGTTTGGCCTATTGCTCAATATCTTACCGCTTTGCAAATTTCTTACCCTGCCCTGGTCAGACACTTCGTAAAATTTCTCCCATCCGACGACAGGCCGCCACTGCTCTACAATGCCTTCCATCGGCTCAGTCTTGGTGAGTTGGTCACGCTTCAGGGGCGGCTACCCGCTGAAGCACAAAAAATCTTATCAGGTCTACAGTCGGGCTGTCCCGTCCTTTACCGAATGATCCTGCACGACAAGGAAATCCAGCGCCTCATCGAAGAGGAGCGGATGATCGAGCCGTTCGAGCCTGAGCTGCTGAACCCCGCATCGCTTGATCTCAGGCTTGGCGACAACATAATGGTTGAAGTTGAGCACACTGCGGAATTGCAACTTCAGTCGATCGCGCACTGCACTGCTGACAGTCCTTATTGGCTTGCACCGGGTGAATTTGTGTTAGCTGAAACTCGCGAAATATTTAACATGCCTAATGATGTATGCGGCATGTTTTGCCTTAAGTCTTCTCGTGCTCGTGAAGGTTACGAGCATAGTCACGCTGGCTTCGCTGATCCTCTATGGGCCGGAAGCAGGCTCACTCTGGAGTTAGTTAACGCTCGCAGACTACACTCGCTTCCGTTATATCCTGGCCTGAAAATTGGTCAGATGATTTTCGTCATAACCGCCGGGATCCCTGATATCGACTACGCAAAAGTGGGACACTACAACGGTCAAGCGCGTGTCATGCCAAGCTGGGAGCAATCCGTCTAGCTACCCTATGGGCGAGCCTGTCTCGCCCCACCATGAAGCACCAGATCGATGGCGTCGAACTGGTAAGCAAAAAGGTTACAAAGCAACGATTCAGGGCCTCAATTTTCGAAGCATGGCATCATCAATGCGCCTACTGCGGCAAACACGCTACAACGATTGACCACGTAAAACCTAAATCAAAAGGTGGGCTAACAGTACCTCAGAACTGTGTGCCCGCTTGTTTGTCTTGTAATGCCTCGAAGGGTTATTTATCTATCTGGAGCTGGTGGACGCATCAAGACACCTGGTGCTGGCATCGCGCGCAACAGGTTTATGAGTGGATCACTGGGGTAAGTTACCCTTCAAGTGCTCAATATAGATTTGCGCCTGCCATAGATCATTGGAATATCTACACATAGCGCCACCTGGCGAGCATGACATGTATCGCACTTCCCCGATACCAGGCTCGACGCCCATTTCGATATAGAAGCCATCTCCGCAGTCAATTGCGTTTGAAGGCACTGCAGTCTTTTGCGAATCGTCCACCGGATGATCGTCCTTCAGGAAACCCTAAATCACATTTTGCCGCAGATACCTTCCAGTGAATGCACTGGTAGCAAAATGGCTTGCTGCTGCTGATTGCTCTGGCGTCTGCGTAAAGCGTTTCAGCTTGCAAGATTGCTTCATCTAAATCAGAACTCATTAGAGGCAAATCAAGCTTGCCTTCTTTGGTCTTAATGCGCACCCGCCAGCCGGATGGCGACTCATAAAGCACCATCCGACCAGCGTGGTATCGCAAACTAGCCATTGATTACACGGGAATATCCTGAAGCTTACTGATTAAATCTTCAATTGTCCCGTTATTTGTGATATGACGATCAAATTCTTGATAGTTGTTGAGCGAGCCCTCACTGGCATGGTCAAATGTACAGACGCTGTCAGGACGCTTAATGCGCCACATTTCGCCGCCAAGCAGCTTGATCATTTTCGCTTCGTTAGGAAAGCGAATATCATCGGCAACGACAGCGTCATACTGATCCGCGCGACCCTTCCAGCAGCGCACCCAAATGTCTGGATGAATGCACTGGCGGCCCCACTCGGTGCCGAGCGTCTGCAGCATGTGCCGCACACTTACCCCAGCATCACCGACAACAACTTGCTTGGCCTGATTCACAAGATAATTGGCGCCTTTGCTGTCGTAGCCAAGCGCTTCAAGCATTGGCAGCAGCATTAGCTTTAAGGTTTCAGCAAAAGGTACAATCACGTACCCTTTTTGCTCTAAAGCGGCTGCAATTGTTGACTTGCCCGACTGCGGTGCCGGGCTATAAAGACCAATAAGTTTTTGCATTAAAAAATACCTGTTTCAATGTAAGCGGCGCGCATGATCTGCGCTGTGTTGTTTTTGAATAGCTCCCATAATCCCGTATAAGTACCGCGCAAGCCAGACTCGGCATTTGCGCGATCATATAATTCATATAAATAATTCATGAATTCAGCTTTGCCGTTCTCGATCTGCCATTGCGGCAGCTCTTCGCAAAGCATCTCGGCGGTCAGGGGATGGGCATCCCCAGTAAACAATTTTTCCATTGAAAAACCAAGGTTTGAAATAAGTTTCGACGCCCCACGTCATCGGATGGGCGCCGAATGATCCGACACCTGCACTAGGCAGATACATGCACTAGCGCGTGGCATCAGGTGAATGGTAAAGCCGCTCAAGCTGCATCGACAAAGGCTCCTCCTCTTCTTCAGGTTGTTCATCGATTGCCGGGCACAAATCAGTTGGATCACGCAAAATCCAAGTCGTAAGCCCGCTGTGTTGCTTTACAGCGATGTAACCAATTCGAGGCGAGCGAACAAGCCAGCGAAGAATTGCTGATTCGATTGGATTTAAGAATGGATGGCCACGCATGGTTCGTTTTGAAGTAGAAGTAGAGAGCAGTCCCGTGCATATTCTGATCCGCCTTCAGGCAGACCGATGCTGCAATGACCGATCCAGTGCAAGCATGCCGCACATGGACCTCCACCTGCCGCTTGCTTGTATTTATTCTTCATGGCCTTTTCCAGCTTGCCAGCTGGCGTCCGCCGGTAGCACTGATCGCAGTAAACGGGATTCGTGGTAAAGCGCGAGCAGTTCAAGCAAGCGCGGCAATTTTTGGCAATTGCCATTAATCTTCAGCTCCAAAATAGGAACATTCGGCAGCAAAAGCGCCACCAGCTTCTGGCACCTCTAGGCCGCATTCCCCCTGCCACCAATGGACACAATCGCGGCAACTGATCGACGAAGAATCATCGATTCGCTTTCGCCGTGCCTGTGGCCTTGGTATGTTTCGTGGCAATTCAGGATGGACATCACGATGCGTCATGCCAACGCGGACTTGATGGACAGACTGATGGCTGACACCAATTTCTCTGGCGATTTCAGAACCACTTCGCATATCAGTCAAAATAAGTCTTACCTCTTCTTTTGTTAATTTTTTGTGATTTAATGGTCTATTTGCAGAGTCCTTGCTAAGTACGACTTCGCGTTTCAGACTGCGATCAAAATGCACCTTCCAGCGATAACCACAGGTCTTGCATGAAAGC